AATTCTTCGCAATCAAAGGCAGGCGATCACTTCGAAATATCCGCGGCACAAGCTTGCCGATGATGGAACCAGGTTCGGAGCTGGGCAGGCGATCGTCACTCCGAAAACTATCAAGGCTGAACTGGTCGCACAATATAGAATTGATGAGTTCAATGGTCTGGTCGAGAATGCAGTTGCGTTCAAGAATGCCTTGATTGTGGAACGCGATCCAAATGACCCCAACCGAATGAATGTTCTGTATCCGCCTGATCTCGTTAATGGGTTGCGGGTGTTTGCGGTGCTGGCGCAATTCAGGCTCCAGTTTAATCGCGGTGTTGATCTGGCTATCATTTAACTTTTTAGAAAAGGAATGTTGCAATGGCTCAGCGCATAGCCGGAATCGCTTTTCTCAAGGTGGACGGTTCACTCTATCCCCTTCGTGGAAACTTCACAATCTCGCCATCCGCGTTGGAGCGCGCGGGTATTGCGGGGCAAGATTACATTCATGGTTATAGTGAGTTGCCGAGATTGCCAGTTATTTCTGGTGATGTCTCTTTGGTTCCTGATCTTTCCATGGATGATGTCGAGGCAGTTGTGCAAGCAACGGTCACGGCCGAATTAGCTAATGGAAAGACTTATGTTTTGCGCGAGGCTTGGTGCACATCTGCTCTTGAGCTCAATTCGAGAGAGGGACAGGTGCGTATTACTTTTCAAGGAGTTAGTTGCGACGAAATTTCGTGAACAAAAAATCTGATATCGCCAAGGCGATTTTGTTACTGCCACATGATGAGCTGGCGGCTATGGCTGATGATTTCGTGGAAATGAAAACAGAAGCCGAAGACGATGGCTCAAGCTGGAAATTGAATACTAAAAATCAGTGGATGAAACTATTGCGTACCTGGGCTTCTGGTTTGGGAAGCATGGAAAAAAAGTAGGGAAGGATAGAATGGCAGACGAGGAAATTAAAACTAATGGAGCAGTTTCACAGATCGTCGTCAAATTACGAAAACCAATTATAGCCAATGGTGATGAGGTCAGTGAATTGACTTTTAGAGAACCTACAGCTGCTGACATCGAGCGTACTGGAAATCCAGTCAATATTGATTTTATTGGAGATAGATACAAGGTTACATTCGACGCAAAAGCGATGACCCAGATGATGGGTTTATTGGCGACGGTTCCACCTTCAACTATTCGTCAGATGCACCCGAAGGACTGGAATACAGCAGCGTGGGATTTGGCTGGTTTTTTTACTCCGGACTTATAGACGAAGTGATTCTAGATTGCTATCGACTTGCTAAGTATTACAGCCGCGATCCTGATGATTTTTTGAGTAAGCCATTATCGGCTATTCAACGGCATATGAAATGGACATCTAAGCTAATTGAAATTCAGAACCCTACAGAAGATGACCAGTAATGGCTAACGATACCGAAGCCGATATCAGGGATATGTTTTCGACGACCATGAAAACCATGGCGCGCGAAATGGACAACATGAATAAGAAGGCACTGGAACTTGGAACCAGTGGCGCTTCTTCATTCGATAAATTCAAAAGACAAAACGACGCTTTGAATGAAAGCAATAAACGCACTAGCGGTTCATTGGCGTCGATGAGTACCATATTAACTGGTATTACTCGGAATCTTGTTGGTCCTGTTGGTGTAGTCGCTGGTTTCGTGGCTTTTCAAAAAGCTCTTGAGAATGTTTCAGAAGGCGCTATTCAGTTAAAGAATTTTGGTACTAACTCGGGATTTGCTACTGCCAGTATTCAGGAAATGCAACAAGCGATGCGCCGCATGGGGATGACGACGCAGGAAGCCGACACTTCAATTGCAACTTTGGGTAATAAGTTAAATAATTTGAGAGCCTTCAAGGAAGGAAGTGAAGTATTTCAAGCACTAGCTAAGTCAGTTGGTGGTGTCGAATTCGCCAATCGAATTTTGGAGTTTGAAAAACTTGGCGACCGAATGGGCGCTATAAATGAAATCAGCAAGACCTTCAATTCGCAATCGCGCGAGACCAAGATTTTACTATCACAAATTTTCGATACTCAGATTAGTACTTTTGAAGGATTGCAAAGGGCGCGCGAGCGTGGCATCGAAGTTTGGCCGATCAGTTTGGCAGAGGCACAAAAATATCACGACTATTGGGTTGACTTTGAAATCAATTTTGGAAATATTTGGAATTCAATTGCTAATCACGGCATAAAAGGAGTTCATGAATTAACTGAAGCTATTTCAGCCGAAGGAGTAACAACGGTAAGTATTGCTAAATGGCTTAATAGTGAAATGGACGCTGCCTTGGCTGGGATCAAGACAACGATTGATGAGTTCAAGGCAATCAAAGCATTCGCTGAAAGTAATAGTGTTTCTGATTTCGTCAATAAAAAATTGGGTCTTGATCCTTGGGATTCAAAAGCATACCCAGTTGGCGAAGACCCGATGACCGCTGGCTCAACTATTTCACCAGAGACGATGGCACCATCACGTCGTATGCCTCGCGTTATATGGGATAAGAAAATTGAAGGTAAGCGTTCAGACTTGGGCACTCATGGAGATATTACCGATTTTAGTGGTCGTCGGCGGGATGATGAGCAAGTTGGTATATTACGGGATATGCGTGATACTTTACTTCGCATGGAGACCAAGGAACCTATTTTAAGTGGCCCCGATGCTTACGGTGGAACTACAGGAAGCACTGGGTATCCAGCTGGCCAAGCTCGTCGCGGTGTTATGGGTGGCGTTAGGAGGGGCGCCGCTAGAGGCGGAGGCGGTGGTGGCGGCGGTATGACCGGGACTGGTGCTGGTGGAGTTGAACCCGGAAGTGGTGGTGATCCAAATTTAACCGGCAGTGAATTCTTGAAGTCTCAACGCGCCAGGTTTGCAAAAGAGTTGGAAGAAAATCCGCAGACCGCAAAAGAATTAGCGGCGCTTACGACACTCGAAGGAAATCCAGCTAACGTCACTGAATCGATGATGAACCGAATGGCAATGACTGGTGGCACATTAGCTGGTGCTATGCATGGCGGGAAGCGTGGAAGAGGTTTTTACGGCCCGATCAATAATGGTCAATTGCCAGGAGCGATGGCAGCTCTTGAACGCGATCCTAAACGCGCGGCAAAAATAAAAGCTGCGATTGATTCAGTTCTTGCTGGAAGAAATGTTTTGAAGGGTGCTACTGATCAAGGTATGGCATTAGACCCAAATGGTAGTTGGCAGGGTGGAATGGTTCATGGTCAAGATCAGGTTTATAATGATTGGGGCGGTGGTGGTGGTCACGAAGCTTCGCGACGGTTTAGAGAGAATCAACAGAGACAGGTCAATCAAGAACGTATAGATGGCGCGGCGGCTAGAGCGAAAGTCGATCAGTCTGAAACTGGCCCATTTGCTAAAGGTGCTATTAACGCTTCGGTCGAATTCTTGAACGTGCCACCTGGAGTTAGAACCAAAGCTGACGTTGATGGTGACGTGTTCAAGGATTTACAAATCAGCAAGACCAAACAGTCCGGGGTTTATCGACAACCTGGGCAGGCTTATGACTGATGGTATTCCCGAAACCAACTGAGACCGCGATACTCATTGTTAACGGGATGCGATTTACCGACTGGGAAACTGTAATGGTCCGCCACGCTTTGCGCGATCATCCAGCCTACCATTGCAAGTTTACCTGTTCAGAAGGTTTACCTATTTCAAAAAACTTTGCTGTGTTGCAGATAAAGCCGGGCGATCTATGCGAAGTAATATTGGCGGGTTTCCCTGCTTTCAAAGGCAAAGTTGAAACCCGTCAAGTGTATGTTGATGCACGTCGGCATCATATTGAGATTCAATGCGCGACTTGGTTGGAAGTCGCGACCGCTAGCGTGATTAGCAAGACCGGTGAATGGAAAGATAAAACCTTTCAGCAGATCGGTCAGGATATTCTCGGCAAGATGGGGATCAAGCTGACCTTCGAAGGTGGCGCACCGCCTGATTATAAATTCCCTCGTGTCTCGTCTACTCCGGGCGAATCAGTTCATGATTTTCTAGATGTGTTAGCTCGTAGCCTTAGTGCTTCGTCTGGAGTTGGGATCAGTTTTACGTCAAATGTGCAAGGTGATTTTGTCGTAATAATGGGTCCGAATGGTGGGACCGATGAAGTGGTCGAAGGCAGGAATATGCTGATCGGCCGCGAGATTATTTACAACGCGTCGATGGCAGGAACCAATCCGGTTATTTCGCAAGGTCCAGGTAACAACCAAGATTGGGGAGCAAAGGTAGCTCATAGTCCATTCAATCAAGAAGCGGTGCAAACTTTCGGAGCATCATTTACTCCAGCTGTTATTGTCAACGAGATGGCGTCGTCTGATAATAAACTCCTTAAGGGTCGCGCCGGTTCAGAAGGACAATGGCTGGCGGCAGATC